AATTACTGTTGAGTTAATAGGTGTGGCAACTGCAACATCTATTAACTCAACAGTAATTCCATCATCAAAGACTTTGGTTGCTACAGACTCAACAGATTATGTAGTACCAAGCCAGGGTGGTAACTCTGGTAAGTACCTAACTACTAATGGAACTGTTTCATCTTGGGGAGCAGTAGATGCACTGCCATCACAGACTGGTAACTCAGGAAAATATTTAACCACCAACGGAACAGCCGCTGCGTGGGCATCAATCGTAACCGACCCAACACCGTCAGTATTTATGCTGATGGGTGCGTAACCTAAGGAGAAATACAAATGGCTAAAAAAGTTCTTGGGCAATCAAACCCATCTGCAACAACACTAACAAGTCTATACACAGTACCTGCTTCCAAAGAAGCGGTAGTTTCATCTATTTCAGTTGCTAACTTAACTGCAACTGCTGCAACATTTAGACTGGCAGTACGTCCAGCAGGTGCATCTATTGCTAACCAGCACTACATTGGATATGACATTACAGTCGGAGCATCTGACTCAACAATCATTACAGTAGGTCTAACACTTGCAACAACTGATGTGCTATCTGTCTATGCGTCTACTGCGAACATTGCTTTCCAGGCGTTTGGAGACGAGGCTTCGGTCTAATGTCTATCTCAAGTCTTAAGACTGGCGTAGTCTCTCCATCTAGTTTACTGGCTGGTAATGTAGCAAACATTCCAACTTCATCTGTTGATTACATTGTGTGCGCAGGTGCAGGTGGCGGTGGCGGTTCAGCCGCAAGTAGTTATGTCGGCGGCGGAGGCGGTGGTGCAGGTGGATTGCGCCAATCAACAGCCCTGGCTGTAAGTGCGGGAACAACTTACACTGTTACAATAGGTGCAGGTGGTGCAGGTGGTACTGGTTCTGCTCACGCAGCAGACGGCAGCAATTCAGTATTTTCATCAATTACATCAGACGGTGGCGGCGGTGGCGGTGGTTACACAGGCGGCTTAGCAGGTAACTCTGGCGGTTCTGGCGGTGGCGGAGCAGACAGTGGCGCAGGCGGTACAGGTATTAGCGGTCAAGGAAACGCTGGCGGTGTAGCCAATACAAACGCACCTTATCGCGGTGGCGGTGGTGGTGGTTGGACTAACGTGGGCACATCTGGAGTAGATACAGGTAATGGCGGTAATGGCGTTGAATATAATTATTCAGGCGCAAGTGTTTATTATGCAGGGGGCGGCGGCGGCGGTTCGCAAGCCACTTCAGCAGGAACAGGTGGCAACGGCGGTGGTGGAGCAGGCGGTCTAAATAATGTTGGTACTGCTGGCACAACAAATCGCGGTGGAGGCGGTGGTGGTGGTGCAACAAATACATCTCCAAATCGTGCGGGCGGAGCAGGTGGTTCAGGAATTGTAATCATTAGATATTCTGATGCTTATGCTCTTGCATCTTCAACTACAGGTTCTCCAACAGTTACTACTACAGGCGGATACCGCATTTATCAATTTACTGGTTCAGGCACAATTACATTCTAAGGAGTAACAATGGCTATTAGAAGTCTTAAGACTGGAACATTTAGTCGCAGTCTCCTTGTTGGTAATACTGCATATATTCCATCTATTTCTGATATTGATGTTTTAGTTGTTGCTGGAGGCGGTGGGGGAGGAAAATCTGCAAATGATTACAACTCTGATGGCGGCGGTGGAGCAGGCGGACTTTGCTATCAAACTGCACGTTCCGTTACAACTGGAGTTTCTTACACAGTTACAATAGGTGCTGGCGGTGCAATACAAACTGCTGGACAAAATTCTGTATTTAATACAATTACCGCACTTGGTGGTGGAGCAGGACAAACTGCTGAAACTGCTGCTGGAACTATTAACGGTGGTTCAGGTGGTGGTGCGGCTTGGAGTCGCAATCCATCTGGAACTGGAACACAAGGCAATTCTGGTGGAGCAACAGGATACGGAAATGCTGGCGGTTCGTGGGTTTCTGGAAACTTTGGCGGCGGTGGAGGAGGAGCGGGAGCCGTTGGTACTGACGGAAACAATTCAGCAGGCAATGGCGGAACAGGTCGCTCTTATGACATTTCAGGTTCATCTCTATTTTATGCAGGCGGAGGTGGCGGAGGTCGTTATTCTGGAACACCCGTTGCAACAGGTGGTTCAAGCGTTGGAGCAGATGGCGCAACTGGTAGTACATCAGCAACATCACCTACTGTAAATCGTGGCGGTGGTGGTGGTGGTTCATCTGGAACTGGAGCGGCAACGGCTTCGGCTGGGGCAAGTGGTGTAGTCATTTTACGCTATTCAAATATTTATGCAGACGCTGCAGCAACAACTGGTTCACCAACATTTGCAAATACTGGTGGTTATAAGATTTATCAATTTACTGGAAGCGGGAGTATCACTTTCTAATGGCTGTTATCAGTATTAAAAACAAAACTAAAAGTGGCTCACTGTTAGTTGGTAATGCATTTTATAACCCACCTAAAGCAACTGGTGGGACAATTACATCTGATGCTACATATTGGTATCATACATTTATTTCATCAGGAACATTTACACCATTGGTCAGCCTTACTTGTGACATTTTTATTGTGGCAGGTGGCGGTGGTACTGGTAGCAATTTTAGTGCAGGCGCAGGAGCAGGTGGATTTTTAACTTTTACTTCCGAATCAGTTACAACGGCTAAAACAGTCACAGTAGGTGGCGGTGGTGCAGGTAATGCATCAGGCGCAGGAGTAAATGGCGTTAATACAACATTTGGGTCACTGACTACTGCCGTGGGTGGTGGTACTGGTATGTATGACGGTTCAAGTGAAACGGGTGGCGCAACAGGCGGCTCAGGCGGTGGTAAAACTAATTCGCAAACTACTGGATTTGCTGGGACATCTGGACAAGGCAATGCAGGCGGTGGTGCAAGCGGAACTACAAACGGCGGCACAGGCGGAGGTGGTGGTGCAGGTGCGGTTGGAACACAAGGAACATTTACAGTTTCAGGCAATGGCGGTGTAGGTTCATCAACTGCAATAAGTGGTGGTGCAACAACTGGTGCTGGTCAATTATCTGGTGGAACTTATTATTTTGCAGGAGGTGGTGGTGGTGGTGCATTTAACGGAAATCAAACGGCAGCAGGTGCTGCTGGACTTGGCGGTGGTGGTGCGGGTGCTAGAGGTATAGGCGCCCCAGTAGATGCAAATCCAGGTACAGCAAATACTGGCGGCGGAGCAGGTGGAGCATCTGCTTATTCTGCTCCAGGCGCAAATGGTGGTTCAGGAATAGTTATAGTTAGATATGCGATATAAGGGAGAAAAATAATGGCACACTTTGCACAACTAGATGAGAACAATATAGTTACACAAGTAATTGTTGTGGCTAATGATGAACTACTTCTTGACGGAGTAGAGAACGAGACTAAAGGAATTGATTTCTGTAAGTCTCTACTAGGTGATGATACCCGTTGGGTTCAGACATCTTACAACTCTACAATCCGTAAGAATTATGCTGGCATTGGTTATACCTATGACCCAGTTGCTGACCACTTCTTTGCACCTCAGCCATATCCTTCTTGGACATTAGATGCTGACGCTAAGTGGCAAGCACCAACTCCTATGCCAGTAGAAGAAGGAAAGTTTTTCACTTGGGATGAGCCAACTCTATCTTGGGTTGAAGTAGAACTACCAGCGTAATGTGTTACCAGTGTGGTAGTTGCTCTCATCAGCCTGCTCGCACAATAGATGATGCTATAGATGAAACAGATTTACTACCGTATTAAGGAGCAATAGTGGCAACGAGAGATATAACCGAAGGTAGAGGCTCTGCAACTGCCAGCATTGGTCGTGCTATTGCTGTTGACTTAGGTATTGTTTCATCTAGTTCTACTTGGCAGAACACTAATGAGTCATATGATGTAGCAGTAGGTGGACTTCCATTTTTCTACGCTATCAGTGATGCTCGTCCATACATCCGCCAGACTGCACCATTTCGTAAGGAACAGTCAGACATTGGCGCAGAACCAGGTGAGCAGTCGCTCACTGGTTTCTGGCTAAGAAGTCAGTCTTCTTTCCACAATGGCACAGGCATTAAGTTCTATGACCCATCTGCAGGTGAGACAGTTAACTATCGTTTTGCTGACTCAGACAATGTAGACATATGGACTAAGGGACAGGTAACTCTCCTCAAAGAGACAGCCAATATGTCTGGCGTTACTACTGGTGTATACAAGGTGCTATCTATTGTTGATGGCTCCACCAATAAGATTCTTGGTTGGACACCAGCAAATACAACTATCAATAATTATACTGCTAGTGGTACTGCTGTTACTTACTCTAGTGTTGTAACTGCTGGATTAGATACTGCCACACTTGCAATTGCAACTGATGGCGCACACTTGTTTGTTGCTGACAATGACCATATTTATGCAGGTGAAATTACATTACCTGCATCTGGATACACCCAGTATTACAATACTGGTAGTGAACGAGTAGTAATGTCTTGGGTAAAGCAACGTCTTGTTGCTGGTATTGGTGCATCTATTTATGAACTAACTGCTGCTAAAGGCTCAAGTCATACGTTACCTACAGCAACATACACACATCCTAATTCTGACTGGACTTGGTCATCTATTTCTGAAGGCGGTTCTGCTATTTATGCCGCTGGTTACCTTGGCGGTAACTCTGCCATCTACAAGTTTGTTCTATCTACTGCTGGTGTTATGCCTACCCTGACATCAGGGATTGTAGCAGCGCAACTACCTATTGGGGAGATAGTTTATAAGATTGAGTCATACCTTGGTTACTTGATGATTGGTACCAATAAGGGTATGCGTGTGGCTACTATCTCAGATACAACTGGTGACTTGTCCTATGGTCCCTTGATATTTGAAGATACTAATGGTGTCTATGACTTTGCATTCCGTGATAAGTATGTCTGGGCAACTGGTACAATTGGGACATCTCCTGGACTCTATCGCATTGACTTAGGCACAGAGATTGAATCTCTACGCTTTGCCTATGCTAAGGATACCTACCTCAGTACCGCTACTGGATACGCAACTAGCGTAGATTTTATAGGTAACACTAACCAACTAGCCTTTACTACATCAGGTAGTAACGGCATAGCCGTTCAGTCAACTACAGTCTTGGCAACATCTGGCTCTATAAATACAGGTAAGATTAGATTCTCTACCCTAGAGCCTAAAAACTACAAGCGTCTTATTGCACGTGGCACATTTACATCTGGCGAGTTTACATTGTCATCTCTTGCTACAGAAGCAAGTGGTTCTGAAACACAGTACGACCACATTACTTATAACTCAGAAGTAGGTGCAGTAGAAGTAACTACATCTCAACCTGAAGTAGCACAAGAGTTTCTTGCCTATAAGTTTACACTTAATCGTGATGCAACTGATACAACTACTGGTCCAACCTTTAAGGGATACCAGACAAAGGCAACCATTGCTACTCCACGCAATAGAGTTATTCGTTTTCCTGTCTACTGTTTTGATATTGAAACAGATAGGTTTAATACTGTAGTTGGGTTTGAAGGCAGAGCCTTTGAGCGTATCCAATTGCTAGAAGAGATTGAAAAGACAGGCGATGTTCTGACTTGGCAAGACTTGACAACAGGAGAATCACGACAGGCAGTAATCGAACAAGTTACATTCACCCGTATGACACCGCCCGATAAACGCTTTGATGGTTTTGGTGGCATCATAGAGATAACCGTAAGGACCGTATAATGGAGTTCAAAGACTATCTAACCGTGGCAGTAGCCGTCATAGCAATCTTTTCAGCATTTGCTGGTGGCATAAGGTGGATGGTCAAGCATTATCTTAACGAACTCAAACCCAATGGTGGTAGTTCAATGAAGGATTCTATGGCTCGTATGGAAAAACGTATTGATGATTTGTATGCATTGATTGCAGGTAAGTGATGGGATTCATTGTACCTGAACCAATGTGGGACCCAGTAACTCCTGACATAGACCCTAGTGATTGGGAAGATGACGATGAGTAAAGCAACACCTGCTGCTGTAGCAGTACTAAGACAAGCAACAGCCTTGCGCCCTAAGCGCAAGAAGGCCAGCGATGGGTTACTGCCATCAGCAGCGCATATGAAACAAAGCCCAACATCTGACCACAACACAGGGTTGGCTGTTGATTTAACTCACGACCCAGAAAATGGTATTGATTGTGTTGACATTTTTGAAAAACTTAAAGAAGATAAACGAGTTAAGTACCTTATTTTTCAAGGCAAGATTTGGTCTAAAGAAAAAAGCAAGTTGGGAAACAGACGGTACACTGGGAGTAATGCTCATAATAAGCATCTACATATTTCTATTGAGTCCACTATGGGTACCGATACTTCTCCATGGTTTTGGTGGATGAACACACCTAAAACTATTAATCAAATCGTTGCAGCCTTGAGTTCTATGCCTGCAAAGAAAGCATATAAGACCGAAGTTTGCACCTGCTGTAAGTTACACGGGGCAAAGTCCTAATCCTATAGGAGGATATAATGGAGCAATTCAAACAACTAGCACTTACTTGGTTCCGCGCTGCGGCTGCTGCTGTAGTTGCTATCTATATGACTGGCGAGACTAATCCAAAGACTCTTGCTGCTGCTGCACTTGCTGGTGTGGCTGGTCCAGTCCTTAAATGGCTAGACCCATCCGCTACTGACTTTGGTCGCGGTTCAAAGTAACACCGTTTTAAGGGGCCTAGCAGCCCCGTAGAGACTAAAAGCCCCCGTTCAGGTACATTAACCTACCTGACGGGGGTCTTTTTCTATTTCTCTAGTAGTTCTTCAGTGTCCCAGTTGAAGAAGTCAGGCTTAAGTTTGCTACGATTTCTAAAAGACCACCATGCATTTTGGATTCGATAAAGAAGTTCTTTGCCTAGTTCTCCTAGCACAATGCCTAGTGCTATGCTTAGATATAGTTCCATGATTCTCCTATTGGTATGTTAGATACATTGGTATTGGTATGATATTAAGTTGTCGCCTTATCTTGTTGCGCTCATGTTCAGTTGTATCGCCCCAGTATCCCAGAACATTGTAGTTGAGTGCATAGTCAAGGCATTCTTTTTTAACTACACATGCTCCACAAATACGTCTGAGTGCTTTGCGTTCTGGATAAGTACTCTGTCCTTCTGGTACAAAAAACAATTCATTATCTGTTGATTCGCAGTTAGCAGTTTTACTAGGTTGAAACATTTATCCTCCTGTTGAATAGAATCCACTGCCATTAAACTTCACGGCAATGGATGTCCAGATGCGTACCATTGTGTTGCCACATATAGTACATGGTATTGGTGCTGGGTCTTGCACTTCAAGTATTGTATTGCATGTTTCACATTTGAAGTCGTAGTTAGGCACAGTAATCTCCGTCTATCTCCGTTGGTGCGGTAGTTAATGTACCGCACTCAATACATTCTTGTTTCAAATCATACCAGCCAACTGCTCTGGTTTCCTCATCCCACATAACAATAACCTTGAACATTTTACACCCACATATGCAGGCAAAGGCTGGCTCGCCTCTAAGGTCGTTCACTCTTCTTCATCTTCTGCGATAGGGCTATCGGGTTCTGGTTCTGGTTTAGTATCTCTATCATAGTATGGCTTCCATCCACCTAGGTTTTTAACCAATGAGTTTAGGGCACGGGTAACCTTCATCCGTGCACCATCAACTGTTGTATCCATATCTTTAGATAACAATGCCCAGTCAGGTGAGTCTATACTAAAGCGTAATCTTAATACATTTTGTTTGGCTTCTGATAATTTATAGAAAGCCGATGCTATATCCGAGCGCAGCGATAACCAATTGTTACCATCTGATGCGATACCAGTACCAAACTTAGCATTAAGGTCTTGGATACTTGTGGGGATTTCATAAGTCTCACCCATGATAGATGGCAAGAAGGCTTCGACTACTGACGTATCGTAATAATATAAATCTGATGTGTCATAGCCAATTTTTTTAGCCTTGTCTCGTTCACAAAACTTAAGCGCTGCATTACGCAGCGACTTAGCAATTAACTTGTCGCGGTCTTTTTGTTCTAGTGCTGACCATTCTTTGTACTTATTGGGATGACCGACAAACCATACCCACAACTCTTGACCTATATCATCACGTTCTAACATAGTATAACGCTTTGCATATTCAGATGAGAGTTGTTGTACTAACTCGTTATATTCTTCAATGTAATTCATTAGGGGATAATGACCTCGCCGTTTACAATTGGAACAGCAAACGGTGTAACCTTGCGGTTGTGTTCTACTAGTATGCCGATGCCGTGCTGCCAGTTAGCAGCACCTGATGTAAGATAAGATGCCTGCTTAATGTCCATCATGTGACCGACCTCTAACCCGTATAAAGTACTGGTTTTTCCGTAAAATCCTGTGGTCTCATGTTGTAATCCTATGCGGTGTGTGTGTCCACACACTACTGATTTGCCTAGACGCTTGGCTAAGTTTAATGCGGTAGCCCCAGGTGCACGGTTAAGTGCGCCTTCATCACCGTGTGCCATTACCCAACCAGGTAATAGTTCATGCATCTTGTGTAAGTAATTAATCTTTAACTTACTGTAACCTAATAGTTCCTCAATCTCTAATGACTTGAGTGACATAAAGGCTGGTGCATACTTGCGCATGTATGTATCAATGCGGTCAGTATGATTACTTCGTTGAATGTAAAATGGCTTGTTACCCAAAGCACTGCGGTAACGAGCCATGATGTCGTGCGTTAAATCTATACTGTCTTGTAAGGTCTCAGCATATTCGCCTGCCATACCTTTGTTCCAACGCGAGGGTTCGGGTGCATCTAGTTCATCTCCCACGCACCAGAGTTCATCTGGTTTGTAGTCAGCAATGAACTCAAGCGTAGCCTCTACGGTTTTGTTATGTTGATAGGGTATCTGAAGGTCACTGAGGACCACTACCCGCTTCGTCTTGTTTACCATTAGGTATACCTTCCCATTGTCCACGCTGGACTAGTAACCCAATTATGGCATAGTTTGCAAGGTCAATCAGTGTATCTTCGATACTCTCGTAGTTGGGCGTGTCGTTATCTCCAAGGTTAGATAGCCGTGCCAACTTGTCATACATGCGTACACGCAGTCCATTCATAGCACCACCAGGTGCACCCGCTATATTCATTGGACCGTAATCTTCATGTTTTCTATAAAGAATTGTTAGTAATTGTAGTGTAATTGTTTTAGCATCTTCAAGATTTTTCATCTAATATTTCCTTAATGCTGGTATCAAAGTCACGCATTGCTTCTTTGATTGAGAACTCTTCCCATACTTCTTCTGCCTTGCCATACTTGCTGGCTACTAAGATAGCAGCCAATGCTGTAACACACATCTTGGCTTCGTCTAATTCGCCCTCACATATAGTTTCATATACATCGCGCAATGCGCTGATGATGTCAAGCATTCTATCTTCTGCTACTGGTATGCCTATGGCAAAATCCATATGTTCTATATGGTCCCAGAAACTATCATCCAGGGGTAACGCACTCTCTGATTCGCTCATCCAGCCACTCGCTTCCTTGTTTAATCATCATGCTATTAACGTCTTCGCCATCTGGCATGCTGATGATATTGACATTGCCTAACTCTCTACTGATTTTCTTACCGAACTCTAGCCCTGCTGCATCACCATCTGCTAATACAACAACAACATCAAAGTCATCAAGTATCTTAGCATAGTGTGGCTTCCAGTTGTTAGCCCCTGGTATACCCACTGTTGGATGATTAGTTTTAACTGTCATCATGATGCAATCAAACTCACCTTCGGTGACGCAGATGTACTTATCTGCAACAAAGCATGCTTGTGTGTTGAACATCGTTGTCTTGGCACCTACTAAACCCATGTACTTGGGGTCTTCGCCATTCATACCACGGAATCTAATATCAACCACGCCTGATGGCGTGATGTATGGGATAGCAAGTCTTCCTTTATAAGGCTCATGACCTGGAAGCGGTTCGTCTACCACCCCCAGATGAAAGATGCTTGCCTCTTCTACCGAGAGATGACGGTTTGCTAGATAGTCTGTTGCTATTTCTATCTTTGCCGCGTATCTCTGTGTTGCCTGTAGTAAGAACTGACGTTGCGAACTTGACAGCCTCACGGTAATCACCACCTTCTTTGTACATGATAAGAGAAAAGGTATCGCCTTTCACTCCACATCCGTGGCATATGAAAGCGTTCTTGTCAAAGTTAACTGCTGCACTTGCATGTGAATCAGAATGGAACGGACATTTCATCTTGCGCCAACCGCTGCCCATAGCAGGCACGGTGGCGCCTATGTAATGGAGATACTCTTCAATCTTTGGTTTGTCCAAGTGCTCTCCTTAATAAATCTACATACACATAGCCAGGCATGGTGCAGTACCAATCTTCGGGGCTTCCCCTGCCCTTACGTTTGTGCCACACCACGCCTGTCCATGCTTTGTCGTTAGCCATCTCGACTATCAACTCTTCTGTCCAACCTGCCAAGTCCATCTTGGCGTGGTTCTTAATCTCTATAGTAACACCAGGTATACCAGAGATGTCACCTTTATCTAGGGTTGCACCAGCCAAGCGTCTGTCTACATAAGGGAACCATTGCTTGAGATACTTAACTACATCTCGCTCTGCTCCTGAGCCTTTCGCTTTGGCTGCGCTACTCATTCGTTAGGTTCGTCTCTAACTTCTGTTAGTTCCCAACGCCCTGTCTCTGCTTTCTTTGCACGTTCTTCTGCTATTGCTAACGAAGAAGCACGAATAACTTTTACTTTGTATTGTGAGTATGTCACTCTATACTTTGGCATTATACTTTCATCTCCACTTGTCTATAGTCTCTGACTACATCTTCTAAGTACATAGAGGCTGGGTCAAAGGATAAGGATACGTATGTGTTACCAGTAAAGTCTGCTTTACCATAACGGTTTTTAACAGGGGCTACGCATAGGTATGCGTCTGGTCCTTGCATCATCTGTCCTACTGTCAATACCATAGCAGGTACCTGACTTACCATACCTTGCAACGCTGAGCGTGGCTGGCATGGAAAACCTTGAGCACCTTCTTTAGTATGGTGTAACACTAGTACACATGCATTGGTATCTCTTGCAAGATACTTGAGTTCTTTCATGACCTGTCGCATAGCAGCAAACTCTTCTCCGCCATCTGTTGCTATGTCCATAAGGTTATCTACTACGATAAGCGTAGGACTTCTACCCCACATAGTTTCAAATGCAGATACTTCTGCATCTAAATCATTGAGAGTAGGGCTGGGTTCAAATGACCAGTATAAATTAGAGAACTCTCGTAAGAGTTCTTCTGCTTTCTTAGGCTGTGTTTTTAGCATGTGTTCTGCATGTGCTTGGCTTATCTTTGCTTTCATAGCAAGCAAGCGCATTGCCATAGTGTGTGCATTAGTATCAGCAGAGAAGTATAATGTTGGTTGTTTTAGTCTTGCTGCGATATGTAATGCAATAGATGACTTACCTGCGCCTGGTGTACCAGCAATTACTGATACTTCAGCACGGCGAAAGATAATACCTTCACGTTGAAACGCTTGAAATGGTGGGGCTAATGGCTCCCCACCTACCTCAGGCTTGCCAATACTACGGCGTAATGTTTTCATTTATGCCTTTGTTTGGTCGGCTTGGAAACTATTCCACTCTGCTTGATTTTGTTTGATGTATTGAGTAGTACATTTAGTCGTGTCACCCTGCTTAGCAGGGCAGAAGTAGCCCTTGTATGGACCGAACTTACCTGTTAGTCCATGGATGCGTGTCATTGTACCGTGAGGACAATTACGTGAGCCTGCACCCATTGATGGTGCAACAAATGCTGGTGCTGCATCGAATGAATCTTGTGGTTGTACTACACCACCAAATGCTGTAGCAATTGCTGCTACCTGTGGATTGGGTGGTACTGCTGCATTAACTGCAAGCACATTGCGGATGGCTGCTTCTAGTTCTTGTGTTGCTGCTGCAAGAGAAGCAATAGACAACGCAACACGTTGGTCTAGTTCTTCTGCTGTGTCAGCACGTAATGTAACAAGAGAACCTGCTACTGATTTAACTGTGATACTGATTGGTGATTCGGTGCTTGCCATTTATTCTCCTTGAATAGATGTTACTAGGGATTTCTTTGTGTCTCGGAAGGCACGGACTTTCATTGCTAACTCTATACCTTTCCAACCTTGCTTGATGTCAACGAAATGCAGTTCACATTTACCACTACCTGCTGGTAGATGGACAATGATTCCTTTATCTTGATTGACACCACCCCAACTACTACGGACTGCCGTAGCGGGGTTATACGGCAGGCCGTGCGCATACACGGCTAACTGCATAGCAATTTTATTTGGGTAGGAAATACTACCAGTCTTTAAGTCAGAGATAAACAACTCACCTTTGTATTCAACTATGCGGTCAGGTGTACCTGCAATCTTGTACTTATCCAACACACAAAACTGTTCAATGAATACATTATTAAAGTGTTTAGTTGCATCAGCGTATGCTTGTATGTCTGCAACATAATCTTCTGGTATCACGCCAAGGTCCTCACCTCTATCGTGTTTCTCTGTCAGTGTATGTATGGCTGTACCTATAGTAGCCTGCGCTGTTGCACCTGCTGCAGTCATAGCATCTTCAACTAACTTATCCATCTCTAACTTGTTGTCTCTCGCTGCACTTGCAGCCAACAGTAGGTCAGGACGCAGTGTTAATCCTGCTGCAGCCATGCGTAACTTCCATGCTACTAATGCAGTGCCATCATCTAATGAACCTGCAACTGTAGTAGTCCGTGTATACGGCACAGGTTTACCACCTTTAGGTGGTACAACCATAGGTCTACCGTATCTATCTCTTGATATTTCTACTTCTGACATAACTCTCCCTTGTTAATAGGTCAGGAGGGTGGGAACAAGGAGAGAACCGAAACCCCACCACTCCTAACCCACACATCATAGCATGCCAGGTGTCATGCATTGATGTCATTGCCACAGTGAGGGCAAAGTTTTTCTCGTTTCTTATACACTTCATGCATAACATTATCTTTATAATCCTGATGCACATATATCTTGCATCTGTTGCGTGTCTTTACTGCACGTACAATAGCACCTGACTGATGCAGTACTGACAACGTACCACTAGTAGTACCGTGATGCCAACCTGTTACTAGTGCTAACTCTTTCCAAGTAGCACCATTAACACCTTGACTTTTTAAATACTTCAACGCTAACACCTGGTGGTTTTCTTCCCGACCTGATGTAATGTTATCTATAGCACGAGCCTTAGATGTATCAGTGCCTGACCATCCAGCCGTACCTTTGTATGGTCTATAAGGTACGTACTCTGCCATTAGTAATCTTCTTCTACATCATTAACTTCTGTTTGGTCAATGGTGTAATCACCATCATGGAATGATACATCTACATTGTCTACGAACATAGACTCTGCTTCATCTGCATCTTCTGCTTCTACTTGGAAGGTACCAGTGATTGTAAATGTACCACCATATCTTGATGTAAGTTTGTGTGAGCCAATGCGTTCGAGTAACTCATTGACGTCAGACTTAGTGACTGTTTGCTCACCGTCTTCCCATTCAACTTCACTAAAGAAGTCACGGACGTTCTCTTTAATACTACGGATAGTTTGGTATTGCTGGTTGAGCAAGGTGTTAAGGTCATCTATTCCCTTTGCTTTGTCAATGTAGCGTAGTACTTCGCCTTCAGTATAGGTTACATTAGGTGTACCCTCAACTGTTGACATGATTGTGATTGTGTTCATGTGTTCCTCTCGTTGTTTGATGTCCCGTGTGCGCCACTGGCGGGACCACCCAGTGAAAGGCAGCAACTGTATAGGAAATGAACGGAAACTATACAGTTCTGATGCGCTTTACCCTCGATAGGTAAACCTATACTAGCAGAGATAAAGCCTTGGTCTTTATCTTGTCATTGCGTCCACTCAAGGTGGCGGCGGCAAGGCGGCTCGCGCCACCTGTCGCATAATGGTCAGCATGTTCTACTACTGCATGCCATGCACCAAAGGCTGTGCCTCTGATGTTCTCTTGTGTTTCTGATTCGCTATAGATGGACCATGCTTTAGCACGGGAATCCTTAGCAATAGTCTGTTGCTTACGCTCACCTCTGGTGAGTAGGTCGTATGGTTTATCTTCTACTGTAGTAGGTAGAGGCCATACTCTCTTGAAGAAGTTAACTGCTTCTTGTCGTGTCATTGGTTTGCGTAACAAATTGTTAGCAACCAATTGATAGTCTGCTATAGCAGTGTATGTTAGGTTAGTAATGTTGCGGATGTCTTTGATAGACAGTTCTTGATTAGTTGTGTGTGTCATGCGGTATGTGTACTCATTGTACTTTCTACCTGTGTTACTAATTAAGCCGTTAACTTGATTAGCGCAGAACAAACGCTCAATGACTGGCTTAATTACTACTGATGATGAGCCATCATGTGATGTCTTAACCAATAGGAACGCAGCATGTGGGTCATTGGCTACTTCTACACCTTGTGGTAATTCAAGTAGCATCCAGATGTTAGAGCCTTCATTGAACTCACCTGCTGCTGTATAGCGTGCATCACCTGAGTCTACTAGTGTATCTAATGCATTGAATACTTCCATGTTCTGTACCATCTTGTATTTAGTACCAACAATACCAATGACTGTGTTGTTATCCTCACGAATAATAGCCTGCTTCTTATGTATATCTACATAGGTGGCTGGTGTTACACCATGCTCATCAATACTTAGTGGTGTTAAAATTCCTTTTAGTTCACCTGTGCGTACAGTCCAGTTAAGTCCTGCTTGTGTTGCTGCATCACGGGCAGAGGTAGCCTCAACCGCAGTGCCACCTCTTACCCATGCTGACTTGTGTTTAGTTGCTATTGTCATCTGTCCCTCCGAATATGCCTGCCTTTACGCGTGGATGTAGTTCCAAGCGCATGCTATTGAATGCACCAACAGGCCAGTTAGTTTGGAACACTCGGCTTAATAGTGTTGCCAATGAATAGCCTTGTGCTAGTGCTGGTTTCAATGCTTCATCTGCTTTACCATCTTGATGCTTCTCATAGTATGTAAGAGCAAGCAATGTAGTAGGTGCAGCAATGTACTTAGTGGGTGCATGCTTTGTTAAGAACTCGAAGCATGCTCTAGCCTTATCATCTTTAGGGTCATACATTCCTAGTGCATAGTCACGCACTTGAATATCTTTAAGTGCTAGTATAACAGCGGCTGTTGTGATAGATAGTTCATCTTCACTTGTTTCTTTACTCAAGTCAAAGTTAGTATAGAAATCTTCTACTAACCTAGCAGCGCTTTGCTGTTCAGGTGTACCAATCTCAAACTGTCCGTGCTCATCTTGACTAGACAGTTTTTTGATTTGTTCTATTCTTGTTTTGATTATGGTTTTATTCACTTGCTTCTCCCTTGTTTAGTCGTGTGTCTATCCATCTATGTATGGACATGTTTGCTCCATACATAGTTACTGCATCCTGCACCCAGAAGAGTGCAGCATCATCGTTGTCCGCTTCTACTTCTATTTCTACTTGTACTATGTACTTAGTACCAGCCATGTTTCCTCCAATGTGACCATGCAATTGATGGCTTGTCGTACCTATGTACTATGTACTCCAGCCCCCGCGCAACTTGTTGCGGGGCTGGGGTACCAGGCTTAGTACCAAGTACTTGTGCTATACCATAGGCTGTTGACTTAGGGTTATCCGCATCATGTTTCCATGCTGACTCTTTACCCCATAGTTTCATCAGTGCTTTGTGTTCTCCTCGGTTCCACTCAGGGAACCACATCTTCATGTATGAAAGAGCATACAACTTGGCTGCGTATGGTGTCCATACTTTAGGTAGTTTTTGTTCGTTATAACATAGGTCGTTAACATGTTGAGAGTAATACTTAAGTGGTAGACCTAGCATTGTGGTTAGTGTTAGCAGTATGGTACTGCCTATTGCTATCCATCTTCTTACTGCACTCATGACTATCTCCTAGTCTTCGTCTCCGTACATACGGTCAGGTTCATTGCATACACATTCATAGATGAAGCAACTACACTGGTTGCATTCATCTGATTGCCCTGTTGCTACAGGGTCATCTAATGGTGGCTCATAGGTCATCGTAACAGACCCCGCATACCCACTCAGCATGTACTTCTAACATCTCTGACATTGGTGTTTGTTCTTCACATCGCCAGCATGCAATAGTATCTTCTTCTTCTTCGTTTAATATCTTGTGTAGCACTGGTGTTAATGCCCGTGCTGCTGCATTTAATTTATCTTGCAGTTGTTTGCTCATTGTACATTCTCCCTTGTGTCAATTGCTTATGATATATTTTCATAAGTAATTGTATAGGTTCTTCTTCTTTGACTAATGACTCAATAGATACTTCATACCTATTACATAGGCGCAACAGGTTCTCAAGCGTTGGTTTTCTATCTCCTCTTTCCCAACTGCCTAATGTCATTGCACTTACTCGTACAATTCTAGATGCTTCGCTAAGCGTCAAGCCTTTGGCTTGTCGTATTGCTCGCAATCTTTTGCGTACAGTTCTATAGGTTGGGTTCATCTTCTACTCCTGCATCTTGTAGGTCACCTGGTTGTGGTATTTTTGTGAGTCCTATGTATTGCATACTCTGTCCACATGGGCATGTCATTCTGATTTCCCCATTAGGATAGCCGAACCCATCACTGCTATGAAACTCTACTAATCCATCGCAGTTTTCAGGGTCACATACAAATGTATATATCTCACTCATTTGTCATTATCTTTCTAAACATTTGACTCCACCAGCCTAGTGTAGTGCAGCCATTACAATAGTATTGTCCTGGTATATCACTGCATAACCAATGATGTTTATGTTCATTCATTAGAACGGTACCTCTACATGCTTCTCGCATGACTTGCGCCATGCTCGTAGTCTTTGCTTGAGGAATCTGTTTTCATTTAATAACTGTACGTTAGCAAATGCTAGTATAAACATCATGATAATACTAGCACCTAATGCTATAGTTATAGCAACTAAGTCACCGTATGATAGTGTCATAATTTTCTCTCTCTCTTGTACGTAGGTTAAATGTAAATCTAAACTTGTTCATCGCTGCCGATTACGGGAAGTCCCCGCCATAAAAAAACGGAGAGTGAGTGCTATCTTAGCCACCCACTCTCCTGTTTTTATAGAACTTCTACTGCATGGACTTCCAACTGGTAACGGAACTCATCGTTGCCACCAGTCTTAGACTTAGCAACCCACTGTGTTAGTCGTCCAGTTAGTGTCACTGGTGTGCTTTCAGGCTTACCCTGACGAGCCTTATCTAACGCGACTAGAGTCTCGATTACCTCTGGGTCTGTGGCTTTGATGCCTACGCCTACTACATACTTTGGTGAGCCTACTGCGTCACCGTTACTCATGCGTGGTACATCACGCTGGCTAATCCAGCCAATGATTTGCGTACCGTATTCGTTTGTCTTGATGCTCTTGTCAGTGAACGCCTTGATTGTGCCACTAACAGTTAGTGTATTTTGTAACATGTCTTTCTCCTTGTTTAGTAGTTAGTTGGTCAGGGTTGCCCCTGTCACTTGGGACAGGGGAACCCTGTTGTTCCTATATTAAGTTGTTTTCGTGTGCAATCATGTGGTCAATTACTCGTGATGAGATTGCATGTATGAACTCCCACATTTCTTTTTCTGTGATTAGTCCGCGTTTATTTTGGTCAAAGTATTTGATTATCTGTTCTTTTCCTAGTTCGTATGTATTCATCGGACGTTCCCTTCCAGTGGTTTGTCACATGATTGACAGTCGTTGAACAGTTTGGGTGTGAGGATGTGACACCACTGACACTCACGCTCGCGTGAGAGTTGGGTGTAGTCCTCAAGTTCCCAAAGTTCTTCGTATGTTCCACCATCGTGCAGTTGCACGATTGGTGGTGTGAACTCCTTGCGTATCAACCATGGGTCATCCTTATCTATGAACTCAACTGCCATTGCAACGAGTTTGCACTGGTCGTCCCAGTCTTCGGTCATCTTAGCCTGCCAGCGTTGCACACCCATGACTACTTCGGATGCCACCCAGTCACTGCCAGACGGGTTATCAACCCTATGCATGGGACGCTTGTATTGGTTACTGCCCTCGTCCACGAGGTCGTGGGCAGTAGCATCATCTCGTCCCTCTTTGTTCTCAACACAAGTCTCGCACATGCTTCCGCCTTGGAAGCCTGCGAGTTTGTCTCTTTCAATAACCATGCACTCGTAGCATGTGTTAGTGACTGTGATACCTTGAGGTAGTTGGCTGTTCATCTTGTATCCTTTCGTCTTGTTCTCACCGAATGTGAAAACGCGTATAGCAATACTCCTAAGTCATACCCTGAAGCGAAGCGAAGGGGCGCGTCTGGCTTCAGACAGACGAGGACACGTGGTTTACCACGGGGACAGAGCAATCATGACCGCTTTGCTCTGCTGAATAGGCAGAGTAGGGAATGATTTGACGACGGAGTATGATAGACGCACCGTAGTAGCATGAGCCTGAGCATGGCTTGCATGGCTTGCATGAGCATTGCTAGGTCTAAAACCTAGCATGCGATTGCAGACAGGCTTGACAGGCTGGCGAGAGTTAGGCTGTGTGTATGGGCTATCGGTGTGGCGAACCCTTTAGTGGTGAAGCCACTCCCTATAGAACATACGAGGCTCTGGGAACAGAGCCGTACAGCCATCGGTGCGACCATCAAAGACAAGCCGAATGCGAGCGTATTGCTGCTCGCGTTCATGAGGTGCAGTCGGTGCGGTAGAACAGGTGAGGGTTTGGTAACCATCGCCAGGGCATAGGTTTATAGGCGGATAGATATTATTTATTCTATCAGCCCCCCACATGTATTTGTTTTTATGTGGGCAGACAGTGCACTGTGACAGTATCTCCAGTCTACAGTTCTGTCGGCAGACTATTAATAAATCTAGGGGCTACAGACCCTAGGTTTATTAATTTGCTTGGTCCTTTGTATAGGTATCTCTACCTAGAAATATTTCTGTATATAGTTACAGGGGGCATATAGACTGTTATTTAACTGTTTCTATTAAGTAATAAAATAGTTCAGAATAAATCGTTCGTTTTACCTGTTTGAACGGATTAAGTATATATAGAGAGTAAAATAGTTCAGAACTCTTTTTAGAGAGTTCTTCACTCTGTTACAGTATACTGTACAAACATACATCTGTATGGCGGGGGGACTCTGCCACAAAGGAGATAAACGTGGCAACACCAGCGCACAAGGGATTTAAAAAAGGTGGGGAGCATCACCTAGCAAAGGAAGTAACCCAGGCTAAGGCAGATGTTATTGCTAGGGTCAAAGAGGGTGTACCTGTTCAAGCCGCGATGGTTGCGGCGGGTAAGAAACCAGATACGGTCCGCCAATGGATGAACCGTGACCCTGAGTTCGCCCGTGCCTTGGAAGAAGCCAAAGAGCAGGGTAGTAAGCAATCCTTTACCGCCATGGGCGTTGAGAAGGAATCTATCCCATTTGCCGATTTCTCTAAGATGTTTTTTGACCAGACGGTCTTTCCCCATCATCAAGACTGGGTAGACCTACTGGAGGGTAAGGAACCTTCTTGGCTCCACCCCTCTATGATTTATGAGCCAGGCGAGAACAATCGCTTGCTGGTGAACGTGCCACCTGAGCACGCTAAGTCCACGGTCATTACCGTGAACTACCCGACTTACCGCATCGCTCTCAATCCTAACATCCGCATCATCGTGGTATCGAAGACATTGAATAAGGCACGCGAGTTCGTATATGCTATCAAGCAACGATTGTCACATCCCCGCTGGCTCAAACTGCAGACCGCTTATGGTCCTGAGGGCGGTTGGAAACAAGACGCTGATACTTGGCGTACCGATACTGTCTACCTTGGGGGCGATGCGCGTAACTCTAGCGAGAAGGACCCAACCCTTCAGGCGCTAGGTATGGGCGGTCAGATTTACGGTGCCCGTGCCGACCTCATCATTCTTGACGACTGCATCACTACTGCCAATGCCCACGAGTGGGATAAGCAGATGGACTGGTTGCAGAAAGAAGTTATTACCCGTCTGGGCAAGAATGGTAAGTTACTAGTTGTAGGGACACGGATTGCCGCAAATGACCTTTATAAAGAACTTCGTAATCCTAAGCATTGGTCTGGTGGTCGGACTCCGTTTACTTATATGGGTATGCCTGCTGTACTTGACTATGCGGAGGAGACGGAAAATTGGACTACCCTCTGGCCTGAATCAGATGTTGCCTGGGATGGCGACTCTGATGTACCTAAAGAGAACGGGTACTATCCCAAGTGGGATGGGCCAGCACTCTTCAAAAGACGCAGCGAAGTTACACCTTCGACATGGGCTTTGGTTTACCAGCAAGAAGACATCCAAGAAGACTCCATATTCCCGCCAGCACTCGTGCAAGGAGCGACCAATGGGATGCGCAAGCGAGGACCGCTAAAGGCTGGTGCTGCTGGACATCCACCTCAGGTTGAGGGTTTACATACTGTAATTGGATTTGACCCTGCTATGGCAGGTAATGCTGCATTCGTTGTAGTTGCATACAACAGAGCAGATGGAAAGATTTATGTGTTGGATTGTGTCAACATGGAAGAACCAACACCACAGAAGATTCGGGCGACAATTGAAGAACTGGTTATCAAATACAAACCGCAAGAGTTCCGTGTTGAAATCAACGCCCACCAAAAAGCCTATTCCCTTGACGAAGAACTACGCGGGTGGCTCGCTGGATACGGCGTACGCCTTGATGCTCACTTCACAGGGAAAAATAAATGGGACACTTCTTTTGGCGTTGCGTCAATGTCTAACCTCTTTGGCACAGTCCGCGAAGAGAAGTTCCAGAAAAACAACATATTAGAATTACCTTCATCTGAAGGTTCTGAGGGTATCAAAGCCTTAACTCAGCAACTACTAACGTGGAAGCCTGAGACTAGGGGTAAGACCGATACCGTCATGGCTTTATGGTTTGCTGTTATTCGCATCCGCGAACTAATGCAATCTAATAGCCGAACATCGCAGTACGCAAACAACAGATGGGCAACTCGTGCTCAGATGAACCAACGCCTTGCAGTTAATCTCGATGAGATGTTTGCAGAGCAGTGGCAAGAAAACTTCGGATAAGGAAAATAAAATGCCATCACCAAGACCACCAATGACTAAAACAGTAGTCAAAAAAGTATCATCAAATGTAAAAGTATTACGACCAGGTTCAAAGCCACTTACGCAAACCAATACTGAAAAAGCAAAGATTGCTGAAAAGGCTAAGGCTAAGACTCCTGCTGCTAGAGAAAAAGCAGCAGAGCAGGCAAAATATAAGGCTTCACAAAGCGCAAGAGAGGAACGTTACAATCGCAACTCATTGCGTCAGAGAACATACAAAGAAGCACTTACAGCCGCTGGCTATAAGCCAGCAACGTTTAGCGAAATGCCAACTGCTGCTCAAACTAAAGCAGCAAACAAAGCGGTTGCTGCTATAGAAGTTAAAATTAAAGCATCAAAAGTAGCACGTACTGCTGCTACCAAAGCACGCGGTGGTTCAGGTATACGTGGCGGTCTTGGTATTGGCGGACTTCGCGGCAACGTAAACAGATAATTTTTAATCAATCGTTAGGACAATAATGGCATTAACAATAGAGCAGGTAACGGCACGGGTTGAATCCCTTCGTTATCGTAATCACGAACGTGATGCACGCAACCTTGATGTACTTGCCGTACGTAAAGGAAAGATTGCTCAGGTATATCCTAACTTCTTTCCAGAAGGTGTTGATGCTAACGTAGTAGCAAACTTTATTGATATTGTTGCACGTGACTTATCTGAAGTTATGGCTCCGCTTCCAGCGGTTAACTGCTCTGCAGCCAATCAAGTATCTGATAGAGCACGTACCTTTGCCGACAAGCGCACTCGTATTGCCTCTAACTATTTTCAACACTCAGACCTAGCAGTACAGATGTACTCAGGTGCTGACTGGTATCTAACATATGGATTCGTCCCGTTCATTATTGAACTAGACGATGAAGCAAAACTGCCACGTATCCGCATAGAAAATCCTATTGGGGCTTACCCAGAGTTTGACCGCTATGGACGTTGTGTGGCATTTGCTAAGCGTTACTCTCTCACACTTGGTGAACTAGTATCTCAGTTCCCAGAGTACGATAGAGAGTTGCTTGGAGAAGATGGTTACAAGCAGGACCTTAATGCACAGATTGAAATGATTCGTTACTACGATAAAGACCAATCTATCATTTATGTACCACGCAGAAGTAACCTAGTTCTTTCTCAGGCTGCTAATCCGCTTGGCAAGATGATGGTTGTAGTAGCACGTAAGCCATCTATTGATGGTGAACTACGTGGGCAGTTTGATGATGTACTTGGCATTCAGTTGCTGCGCAACCGATTTGCATTACTTGCAATGGAAGCAGCAGAGAAGTCAGTACAGGCACCAATTGTTCTACCACAAGATGTACAAGAACTTATGCTTGGTGGAGATGCTGTTATTCGTACAGCCAACCCAGCAGGTGTTCGCCGTGTAGAACTTACTTTGCCACAGGGTGCATTTACAGAACAACAGGTTCTTAACCAAGAACTACGTGTTGGCACACGATACCCTGAATCTCGTACTGGAAACATAGATGCTTCTATTGTTACTGGTCAGGGAGTACAGGCTCTTATGGGAGCCTTTGATACGCAGGTTAAATCTGCGCAAGCAATCTTTGCTGCAACACTTCGGGACATTATTAGTATTTGCTTTAATGTAGATGAAATGATTTACCCAGAAGAAAAAACAATTCGTGGAGTAGATTCAGGTTCACCTTATGAAATTACATACAAGCCAACTAAAGACATCAAGAGCGATTATTCTGCTGATGTTCGTTATGGCATGCTTGCTGGTCTTAACCCAGCGCAAGGTCTTATCTTTATGCTTCAAGCACTTGGAGGAAAACTCATCAGCCGAGATATGGCTATGAGAGAACTACCATTTACAGTTAACGTAACACAAGAATTAGAAAAGATTGAAATTGAAGAAATGCGCTCTGCGCTACTTGGTTCACTTACGGCATATACACAAGCAATTCCACAGATGGCTACTCAAGGTCAGGATGCTTCAGATGTAGTTCGTAAGATTGCTGCGGTGATAAAGGCTCGTCAAAAGGGACAAGCATTAGAAGATGCAATAGAAGAAACCTTTGCTCCGCAGCAACAGGTTCCTCCTGCTGGTGAACCAACTAATACGGTTGAGCAAATGTCCCCTGCTCCCGCTGGTCCGCCAGCAGGAGGTTCTCCAATGCCAGAACCACCACAGGCTAGACCAGATTTGCAAACAATGTTAAGCAGTTTAAGTGGTGGTGGACAGGCAAGGTCAGCGGTAAGTACTACTAGAGAACGAGCAATTTAAGGAGTAATCATGGCAACACCTCGCAAGAGAACCACAAAGGTTAAAACAGTTGCTGATGAAGGTTATTCAAAGTTAGACCAGTATGCAATTGAATTACATGAGTTTTTTAAATCATTACGCAGAGCAGGATTTACAGTAGATAATGCTTTGTATATTCTTTCTGCAAAGCAAGCCTATCCTGAATGGATGCAAGGCGTATCAATTGAAGATATTAGAAAACACATAGAGGACGAGGAGGACGAGTAATGGCAGAAGTATCAGGACCAGGAGAACAGTCTAAGCGCACAGACTTAGGCGTACTTAAACAAAGTACAAAGCCAATACAAGCCACTCAACCAATGCAATCATACACTGGTGGCGAATACGGCAATAATAAATCTATGGCAATGCAACAGGCTGCTGCTCCATTAGCAGGCAGTCCAACACCAGCAATGCCAACAATGCCAGAAATGCCACCAATAGTGGGATTAGATGCGCCAACACAGTTTCCAGATGAACCTCTTTCTTATGGTGCAAACTATGGTGAAGGTCCAGGACTAGACACTTCAGGTATACGTGGTATGGGTCAACCTACTATAAGAGAAGCGGTTTATCGTGCAATGCAGTTTGACCCTAGTGGAGAATTAGAAGCGATTTATAACAGATTGAACCAATAATGTCAGGTCTTTATCCAAATAAATTACCTGCTACATCTAAAAACTTTAATCCAAAATATGTTGAATATAACCCAGGTCTTTATGCTGCCATAAATGCGGGACAACCATCACCAGAAGATGCTTTTCAAATGGCTGAGATTCAGTATCTTCAGGCAAAACATGCTGAACTAAACAACATGAAAAACATAAATGCTGCTAGAAAACAATTTTCAGAACTTGCACCTGCTATAAAAGAAAATATTGTAAAGTTAAATCCTGACTATGAGTATCAGGCTGCTCCTACCTATTTAGCCCGTGTTGGAGAAAACCTATCAAGTACTGTAAAAAATATTTATAAATCACCATTTCAAACAGCAGGAAAAGCAATAACTGGTCTTTATAATACAATATTAAAAACTCCTTATAATATAGCAACTGGTACTGCAGAAGCACTTGTTAAAGATGTAAAAGCAACAGATTTAAGTACCGCTATGGGTCAAGTTAATTTTCCTGCTGTTGCATCTTATTTAACAACTGCAAAATCTTGGCAAACTGCATGGACTGGTAAAGATAACTGGCGTGAAAATGATGTTAGAGTTCTTGATGAAATGCACGGCAAAGGTTTATCTGCATTAATTCGTGGACAAATAGATGGTAAAAAACCAGGAGATATTTACCGTGAATATGGTGGATATAACTATGAAATGCAAAGTGCAATTGCTGCACAGAGTGATTATAATGCGTACCTATTTGGTGTTGCTACTAATCAAACAGAAAAGTATCCATTAACTATTGCAGGCAAAGCATACGAAACTGCACTCTCTGATATAAGTTCTAGACAAAAAGAATTTGGTAATGACTTAACAAATTTTATGAACAAGAATTTCCCGCCGTCAAAGGCTGGCCGTATTGGTCAATTAATATTTAGTTCATTTCGTAATCCATTATGGGCAACATACGAAGATAGAGTAGCAGCGGGAGTTGAATCAAAAAAAGTTAACCAGTGGAGAATTGCTAATCCAAATCCATTCTCAAAGGGTAAACAAACATCTGACCCATCTGGATTTTTTCAATTTGAATATGAATTAGTTGCAGACCCACTAACGTATCTTACTGGTGGTGGGTCTAAAGGATTAGGTCTTTCTGAAAAACTAGTAAAAAAGTTTAATGATGCTGGTGCTGCTGGAGTTTCAAATGAAATCCGTGTTGCAGACCTTTTTAAGAATCAAAGATTTTCTAGTATTCATTCTCGTTTAGTTGATGAATTAAATGTTTTACGTTTGGCCAGAACTCAAGAAGATAAGAGTGCTGCTTATCTATCACGTGAAAGAATTAAACAAAACTTTCCACACTACGATAACGATATTACAATTAAACATCTTCTTGATACTAAAGTACTTGATAAAAATGGCGTAGAAGTTAATGTAACAGATTTGGAAACTTTAAAAAGTTTCTTTATTCGTGGTGAAATGATTGATTACATTACACATGGATACAGAAACAATATAGGTTACTTTAATGACAACCATATTATGCTTGAAAGGTCTACTCGATTAATAACCGATAGATTTAGGGCAAGATTTGAACGCATAGTTAATGATGCAGATGTATCTAAGCCTAAAGAAACACTGGCAAGTGGTGGACTTACTAAAAAGATGCAAATTGTTACAGATGCATTTGCTGATGCTGGTAAATTTCCAACACAACTTGCTGATGACCCTGAATTAATAGCAACAGTCAAATCTTTAACAAGACACGGTACTGTTATTCAAAAAACATACAATAGAGCAATGGCTGCTCATCCAGCAAATGTTGTATTACATACATCTAATGAGTTTGTTGATAGTTCTATGCCTGCTTTTAGGGATTTTGCAAGAGTTCTTACTGGGGATAAGGCAATGGCTAATTTAATGGCTGAAGTTTATTTAGACCTACCGCCAGATGATAGATTTAATATGCTTTACAGTACACTTAAATATTATCTTGATAAAATTGGTGCTCCAGAAGAATATCAACGTCAGGTATTAGAATCTACTTTTGGTGATGTTGCTGGTTTTGGTCCAGTACCAGAGTTTAAAGTACCAACACATCTTATTGACGATACAGAATTGCGAGTTGCACCTGGTACAAGCCAGCCACTTCACTTAACTCGTGGTATTAGCATGCCAAACTTTAATAAAATACATACAGATTTGTATGATTTAACTGGTTGGGATAATTTTGGATTAAAGTTTGTTAAATCTCTTACTTATTCTACTTTTGCTAACATTACAAATGGTTTGTGGAGTCTATTGCTTTTGTTCCCAAAGATTGCTGTAAAGGGAGCAACGGACGAATCTGTTCTTAATGGATTAACAAACTCTTATAAAGCAATTTTTAGTATACTTACTCGTCAAGGTGCAGCAGCATCTAATGTACGCGCTGCCGTTACTGGTAAAGAAGAAACAATAGGCTTAATTAAAGCCAAGATATTACGTGATAACTCACCACATAAGTATATTTCACCTTCTATGCGTGCAACAATGCAAGAAGATGTTTTAGTAAAAGAAGCCACAATGCTTCCTAGTGGAAGATTAGTACAGGCTGATGAATGGGTTGGTGCCGATGAATTTCATGGTGCCCCATACTTGGACCGTTTAGTTTCTATGGGTATTGCTAAGTATGGTGGAAAGTTATCTACTCGCAGAAAAGAAATATTAGCAAGTGAATTAGCAAATAACTCTCACTCTATGCATGCTCATTCATTGTCTTCTGTTGGTAGAACATTAGGTAATCATGAAGTAGATGGCAGTATTATTGCCGAGGTGTATGGCAGAAATGAATTAGTAAAAGCATTAGATGAAAAGCATATAGCCGAAAAGGGTATACGTGCAAAGTATCTTGCAAAACTAAAAGGAACAGATGTCTTAAGACAAACTGGAGACTTTCAAATTCGAGATATGGATAAACTTTCTCAGTCTGATAAGACTGTAGTTCATTATACAAACTTTTGGCAGTACTTTGCAAGAAACGTATGGACACATGAGCCTACTAAGGTATCTGTAGACTATGGTGATTTGTTTATTAAGCACAATGCAATCCGAACTAAAGAAGATGGCAAAGCATTTGTTGATGATGTAATGAATGAGATTGGTTTCATCCGTAATTCTATGGGCGAATGGAAGCCACGTATGCAGCAACTTGGCGTAGAGCCAAATGGCACACCTATTATGACTGATAGAATCTCAAGAGAAACTATTGAAGCGTTCTTAACAGATTTTAGACAGACATCTCAAATGCGTCTTGCTGGTCTTTCACCAGACCAAATTGCGGAAGCATTAATCCGTAACTCACGTGACGAACTGTACACAATCTTTCATGGCTCAGCAGATGATTTTAATGAAAACCTGCTTAATATGATTAATTTTAAAATGAATGAAGGATTAGAAAAATTAACCAACAAGGGACCATATGCTGATGCTATTGGTGAAAGCAGTTCACGTGCTAAATGGGCAATTAATCAAGCAAAGCCTTCTTATCATATTTCAAAAATTGCCTTTAATGAATTTGAAGATGTAACAGTTGGCTATGGATTAAAGGCTAAACTTGTTAAGACTGATTTAAACTTTAAGATATTTGCACCTAAATTAACTGTATCCGCCATGTATGAAAAAATGGCTAGAGTTCCTTGGGAAATTATGGATAGGCAAATAAATGACCTATACCGTAGTGATGCTTATATGGTTAAAGTATTTGAAAATAGAGAACGCATGGATGCTGCTGAAAAGGCTTATGCTCAGCAATTAATTGATAATGGTACAACTCCAGAGGCTGCTGCATTGCAGGCTGATATGGTCTTTGCTGGTCAAGCAAGTATTAATTCTGTTTATGGTGTAATGAAATATGCAGATAACACTGAAGTGCGTTCACAACTAGCATGGTCATTGCGTGGAGTAGGTCGCTTTAATAGAGCCAATGAGGACTTTTGGAGACGTATGATACGTCTTGGTTCTACAAAAACACCACAGGCTGTATGGCGATTAGGTCACTATCAATTAGCAATGGATGGTGCAGGTTTTATTCACACTGATGATGATGGTAATAAATATGTTATTGTTCCAAATGATGGTGTAACTTTCCATACTCTTAACAATGTTTTTACTGCATTATTAAATCCATTAAACGTTGCAAGGGCTGCTAGAGATGGTGAACTAGATTCAATCTTTAAGCAACCAGAATATAATCAAAGAACACTTAAGATTTCTATGCTTAACCCATCATATACTGAGGGTTCTGGTGTGGTTTCTTTGCACGGAACAACTATGTCTATATCTGTTGCTGGTCTAAAAAAACTATTTAAATTTGGTGGTCAACTTATTGGACAAGAGGCTACTGGTTTAAAAATTGCAGAAGAACTTGACAATCTTATCCTTGGACCAATGAGCGATAATCAAACACTTGCTCGTATGTTGCCATCCGCAATACACAACATATGGGCTGGTATGGACCCAGAACATAGAACTGGTGCTTGGGCAACTGCTATTCAGCAGGCTGCAATGTTTATGCAATACAACGATAACACCAAGATAACTCCTGAAGAACTTCAGGACCCAGCAAAAGCACAAAAATACTATGACAGATTAGGCATTGGTGCTTACAATCTTCTTGTTGTTAAGGGTGGATTTAATACTCTTTCAGCCGTACCTATGGGTGATACAAGTGATGGTGTAAATCCATTACTTCGTGGTGCTGGTATTATTACATTTACAGAAGAGTTCAATGACATACTACGAGCAGTAATGGATACAAATGCTGAGAATGGTTATCCATTGTCAGAGCCTATTGCTGTAGCAGTGGCTATGTTTGTTGGTAGTTATCCAGATAGACTTGTGTTTACTGTAGCAAAGGATAGCCTAGGGGCTAAACTATATGTTAATGCAGTTAAAGAAACAAAGAACTGGGTCTTTGATAATAAAAAGATGATTGAACGCTATAAGAGCGCAGCATTTGTATTTGCTCCAAAGCCAGAGAATGCAGAGTATGACCCTGCTACGGTTAAGTTTTTACAGGCTAGTGGAATTATCGAACCAAAGAACAATCCATTTGTTACTGATAAAAATGCTGATACTCCATTGATGCGTTACATCAAAGAACTAGCAGCGGTCAAAGACCGTGCAAAGTTTTATGACTTAGATAGAGAGATGAACAATCTTCTTACTGACCCTGAAAACCCAAGACGTAATGACCCTGCTTATGCCTCAGAACTTAGAGGGCAAGTAGCCTATCAAAAGACTGTATTAAAAGAAGGCAATCCAATGCTGGCTTATACTCTTGGAACAAGTGAAGTAGTAACACGTGAACTATTGCAAAAGAACTTTAAGGATATAAAGTCTTTAATTACTGACGCAGACTTTACATCTACTACGGGTAAGCCAGAAAAGGGAAAGATTAATCCTAGTACCCAAAAGCAAATTAAACAGATGCTTAATATAGCAAGCACAATGTTGCTTGTATTTGAAGATAACAATATCCGTACACAGTCAACTGGTATAGATACACTTAATGTTGTCTACAAAGATGGTATTGAAAACTTAATGAAACTATCTCTTGCTAACCCATACGCAAGTATGGCATATCAAAACATTATCAAGCCACTATTGGATGATGTTTATAGAATACCAACGAAGGGCTTAAAGTAAATGGCTGAAAAAAATCCACTTAGTTACTATGAGGAGATAGCAAAGACTCAGTATCCTAAACTGACTCCTGCTCAGCAAAAGGCTAAAGCCATGGACGCTTACAAGCAGGACCCTCAATCAGATTATACTGGCAAAAGAACAAACAATACTTCAAGTGGAACACAACTTACTCCAATTCCTAAAGGAACTAGAACCGATTGGGGTTCTTTCCTTGATGGAAAGATTATCTATGTTCCAGCAACCACAACTGGTGGCGTAACTACTGAAGCATATGTAGCCCTACCTGGAACTGATACCAAGCAACCAGGTGTTACTGTTATTCTGAAGCCTAGTACAGATGGTAGAGGCTTTGAATTACAAGATGCAAATGCAGCAGCAAATGAGTTCTTATCGTACATTCCAAAGAATGATGAAAGTTATCTTTATGTAAAGCAAAAACTGCAACAGTATTACCCAGGTGGTATCAATGGAGCAGCATACAAAAAGTCTTTAACTCAACCAATAGGTGAGTCTGATATTGGCTTTATGACAGCCATTAAGAACTCTTTGAATGAAGTCAGTGCTATTAACTGGACTGCAGCAAGAGAGTTTGCACAGATTGACCCCGCTCAGCGTGGTGCTAGTACTGCTAATCTTATTGGCTATAACCAATTCATAGATACTCGTCAGATACTTCCACCTAAAACAACTCAGTCCCAAAGGACTTCGCAGTTAACTACAGAGATGGACGCTAATGCTGAGTTTAATCGTACTGTTCAGCAATATATTGGTAATTTTGAACTTGTTGATAAAGTAGATGCATTACGTAAGGCATACTGGAATAAACTTCATAAAGAAGAATTGCGAAGAATCTCAACATCAACATCAACTAGTGACCCGATTACTGGTGTTAGCACTTCTACTGGTTTTAGTTATGCACCATTAACAGAGCAAGACCGTATTGAAATGCGACTTGGTCTTATTATTAATGGCGATAAAAACTCTAATAGCGTTGGCATTAAGAATGCAACACAAGAGGCACTTGAAGATGAGGGCGCTCTTGTTGGTGCTGCATATGGCAAACTCAAAGAGGTTGCTGCTGACTATGGCGTTCAGTTGACTCATCAGGATTTACTTGGTCGTGTTTATAAATCACTTAAGCCAGGTGGTGTTACTGCTGGTGTTAGTCCAACTAGCATGGCTACTGGCTTAGAGCAAGAGGCTAACAGTATTAAGCAGGCTGCTAAAGTTCACTTCAAGGGTTTAGCAAATTATATAGACCAAGGTCTTAAAGTATCTGACATCTCTTCTAACTTCCAAAGACTTAAGGAACGAGAGATGGGTCTTACTGATAATGCAGTAGACATCTACGATGACGATGTACAAAAGGCTATTGGTGGTCCTGATATTTCTAGCGTTAATGATTTTATATTAGGCGTTCGTTCTAATCCACTATGGCGTAAGACTCCAAAGGCTAATGAAATGGCTGCAACATTTATTAATACAATACTCAAGAGTTGGGGCAAGGTAGGCTAATGGCGCAAACAGCAAAACAAAAAGCAGATGCAGAGAAAGCACGCTTAGCAGCCTTAGCAAAACAAAGGGCTCAAGCCGAAGCAAGAGTTCAAGGTTTAGATTTTCAAGCAAAAAAAGAAGTAGCAAAACAAAATAGACTTGCAGAAGAAGCAGCAAGAATTGCTGCTGACCCAGATTCTGTATATGCTATGACTAAGGTTGGCGATACTGGACTTACGCAAGCACAGATAGATGCTAAAGCAGGTGCTGCTTCAGTTGCTGCATCAACAGGTGGCACGGTTGACCCTATTACTGGTTATGTTATTCCACCTGTTGTTAAAAAGAAAGTTGTTGTTGACGATGTACCAGATGACCCAACTGATTATGTAGTTGATACATATACTGACCCTGAAACTGGTGACATTTACCAAGTATATAAGTCTGGCAAAAGACTTCTTTTATCTAAGGGAACTAAAAAAGCAGATGATGCTGCTGCAGCAGCCAAGGCTAGATATGATGCAGAACAAGCAGCAATTGCTAAGCAAGCAGCAGAACAGGCTGAAAAGCGTGATGCGTTTGCTCTCATTCAAGACACAATGCGTTCATATGGATTTACTGATGCTGAGATGTCAGAACTATCTGGTTTTATTGAAAAGCAAATCATTGACCCTAACATTGGTCCTAACATGGCTATCCTTAACATGCGTAACCTCGGTGTGTACAAGGATAGGTTTGCTGGTAACGAAGCACTTGTTAAGGCTGGAAAAAATGCTCTAAGTGAATACGACTACCTACAGCAAGAGAATGCTTATGATGAATATTTTAAGGCATATGGTGTGGGCAACCTATCTACACGTGCACAGAAGGCAACTCTAATTGGTAACAGTGTATCTGCTCTTGAAGTAGATAAGCGTCTTAATCTAGCGGTTAAGCGCGTACAAGGTAGCGACCCAGAGATATTAAAACAATTAAAGGCATACTATCCAACTATTAATGATAAAGATTTAGTTTCATACTTCCTTAATCCAGAGGCTACACGTATTGATTTAGAAAGAAAAGTAACAGCATCTGAGATTAGTTCTGCTGCAGTAGGCCAAGGCTTTACAGGTGGTACTTCACTTAATGCATTAGGTCTTGCTGACTACGGAGTAGATAGAGCGGCAGCCCTTGAGGGCTATGCAAATGTTGCCGCTGTACTTCCAGAGGCTACTAAACTTGGTAACATCTATGGCGAGACTGGTATTAAATATGACCAGATGGCTAGTGAAGAAGAGTTCCTAAAGGCTAGTGATGCAGCAAAACGTAAGCGCACTACATTAGCATCTAAGGAACGTGCTATTTTTGAAGGTAGTGCAGGTAATGCACCAGGTGCTTACAGTACTAGTTACCTAAAGAAATCCTCAGCAGCAGGACAAATATAAAATAGAATCCTATGTGACCAACCAGCCCACATAGCGTAGAAGACTGGTAGTAAGAGCCAGGCTAGTTCCCCGACTAGAATCTGAGGCTTGCGATTCAAACGAATAGAAGGGTGGGTTGCTATGAGCAACAACTACTGGGATGAAGACGAAGACGACCAAGATACCGACAACGAAGTGCAGATGGATGGAAGTGACTTACTTAAAAAGTTACGGAAAGCCAAGCGCAACGATGAGAAGCGTATTAAGGAACTCACTGAGCAACTTGAGGGATTATCCAAGTCGCAGCGTGAGCGTACAGTCAAAGAGGTCCTAGAACAGAAGGGTGTCAATCCAAAGGCACAACGATTAATCCTAAAGGACTTGGATGAAGTTACCGAAGAGTCAGTTAATAACTGGCTTGCAGATAATGGAGACTTGTTTGGATTAACACAGCCAGAGGTAACACAAGAGCAGGAACTAAATCGAGCAGCCTTAAGGCAGCAAGATGTAGTTACTCAACTTGGTACGACCCCTGACCGAGCAGAAGATTTATTGACTCGAATTAATAATGCGGCTTCCGCAGAAGAACTCAATTCAATCATCTACTCTCAACAGTAATTTACATAGTAATTTCACAACTCACCTAGGAGGTGAACAACAATGGCTAATGCATATACATCCTCTACTGGCAATCTCGCTGGTACCGCTGGTGCTGCAGGTCTCGTCCAAAAGGCGTATGACCGACTATTAGACTTTGCGTTGCGTTCAGAACCCCTAATTCGTAGTGTCGCAGATAAGAAGCCCACTAAGTTAGCAAACCCTGGCTCAACCGTAGTCCTACAACTATACGCAGATTTGTCTGAACAGACAACTGCTTTGACAGAATCAACTGAGCGTGACTCAGTACAGATTGCTGCTCCAACATCAGTTACTATTACTCTTGCTGAGTATGGTAACTCTGTCCTTGTTACACGTGCTTTGGAACTATTCAGCCTTGCTGATGTAGACCCAGCAATTGCTAACATCATCGCTTTCAACCTTGCAGGTTCAATTGATACAGTCGCACAGACTGAACTTCGTGGTGGTACAAACGTCATCTATGGTGGCACACGTACTAACACAGTAACAATTGCTGCTACAGATACAATCACTTCTGCAAACATCCGTAAGGCTGTTGCTAAGTTGCGTTCAGGTCTGTCAGTACCTCGTAAGGGTTCAATGTACTGGTGTGGTATTCACCCAGAAGTTTCACACGACCTTCGTGCTGAGACTGGTGCTGGTGGATGGCGTTTGCCTCACGAGTACAACTCAAATGACAACATTTGGGCTGGAGAAATTGGTTCATATGAAGGAGCCTACTTTGTAGAGTCTGCTCGTATGTTCAACGATACTGATGGTGCTTCAAGCGCCAAGGTATACCGCACAATTCTTGCTGGTAAGGAAGCAATGGCTGAAGCCGTTGCTGAAGAGCCACATGTAGTTATCGGTCCAGTCATCGACCAGTTAATGCGTTTCCGCCCAATGGGCTGGTACGGCGTTCTAGGCTTCAAGCGTTACCGCGAAGCAGCCCTGTATCGTATTCTTAACGGTTCATCAGTCGCTTAATTGATTGACGCTGTAGCAGGGGTAGCAATATCCCTGCTACGGAGTAAGTTCACTAAGGAGAACAATGGCAACGTATACACTTGTAACACCAACTATTGAGCAGGGTCACATTGGTATGCAACGTTTGTTCACACACTTTAGACAACGCACAAAAAGTTTAACTATTATTCTTAGTAGTGGTGTCTACTCACTTATACAGTATCCAACTGAAGATGAGTTAGCAACTTACACTGCTTACTATATGGGTGGATGTCAACATACTGGAATTAGCGATGCTATTAGAACAGCAATGATTGCTGACGGCATTGTGACTTCGGCTAACTTTACAACAGAGTAGGGACAAATGCACCAACATATTAGTAAGGTACTTGATTGGGGTTTTACCCCAGAGCACAACTTTGTGGCTACTAAGTACGGATGCGTACTCTGTGATGAAACACAAGAAAAGCCATTTGAGTATGAAGAAGTTTCTATTGACCATACTCAGTGTGATGAAGATTGTTTTGGTTGTAAGGCTAAGGGCCTTCAGTTAAATGCAGGTGATGCTAGAGGCGATGTAATCGCAAGTGGCACAACACAAAAGAAGTGGAACTCTGAACTCGAAGCATATCGTAGTGCTAGAGCACAGGGTATCCAGCCTAACGGCACAAGAGCACATCAAGTAGAAGCAGCACACGATGCATCCGAAAGATTAGGGGCAGCGTATGACGGCGGTACAATGGTACAAGCAAAAAAGTTAGACAAATCCACAGCCACAGTAATGCGAGAACTCAAGGAAGCAGGAATACAATAATGCCAAAAGTCGGAAAAATGACATTCCCATACACAGCAGCAGGCGAGATGGCTGCAAAGAAAACAGCAAAGAAGACTGGTAAGAAAGTAGTTAAGAAGCCTATGAAGAAGATGGGCAAGAAGAAGTAATGGCTACTCCTAAAAAAACTCCACCAGTTAAATTAACAGGTTCTTTAGCAAAAGTGCTTAAGCCTATTAAGGCTCCGCCAATGACTCCACAAGATGCAGCAATGCTAAAAATCTTGCAAAAGAAATATGGCAAAAACGTCTACAAGCCCAAGGGATAATAAATTAAGGTAGGGGACAATGGCTAAACAAAAGAAAGAAACCTTAGCAGTCGCTTGGTGCGACAATGGTATGGTAGATGGAAAGTTTATGGAAGGTGTCGTAGATACTCTCATAAACTCAGGCGTAGAGTTCTGTGGGTCACTACGTGCCCACGGTAATCAGATAGCACAACAGCGAGAGATGTTAGTCAATCGTTGGTATGACAATAATAAATCTGATTGGTTACTCTGGCTTGACTCGGACATTATGATTACTCCAGAGAAGTTTCTTAAACTTTGGAATCGTAGAGATGCCGTAGATATTCCATTGCTTACTGGTGTTTACTTTACAAGTAATGAACCAGAGCAACCATTGATGAAACCTTTAGCAACTGTCTATGAGTTTGCTGAAGCAGAGTTTGGTATTGGGATTAGAAGGTTAGACCCACTACCAAAGAATGCCTTTATTAAAGTAAGTGCTGCAGGTATGGGCTTTTGCCTTATGCACCGCAGTGTAATAGCAAGAATCAAAGAAGCATTACCAGGAGTTCCGTTCTTTACAGAAGTGGGTGCTAACAAGCAGTTCACTGGTGAAGACATCTACTTCTTTGCAGTAGTAAACAAGGCAGAGATTCCTCTGTGGTGTGATACCGCTGCAACAGTAGGACATATGAAGCGATTCAATATGGACGAGAACTACTACGATGCTTTTGGTAGAGGTAAAGGTTATGCAGACTAAATATCCTAATTGGTTTGAGATGACTGCAAAGGAAAACTTTGAGTCACAACTACTACCACTTGCTGGTAAGTTTAATCTTAGGTTCTTACAGATTGGCGCCTTTACAGGCGATGCAACTGTATGGCTGGTAGATAACGTACTTGTTACAAAAAACTCTGTGCTAGAAGATGTAGACATCTGGACTGGCTCAGATGAAGAAGAACACAAAGAAATGAATTGGCTAGACGTTGAGCGTGTATACGATTCACGGATTGCCTTTCGGCCTAATGTGATTAAGTACAAAATGGACAGCAAAGAGTTTCTTCGTTCTGTTGAAGAACCAACCTATGACTTCATCTATATTGATGGAGACCATACTGCAGAAGGTGTATTACAAGATGCCGTGCTTGCTTGGAGATTACTCAAGCCAGGTGGGATTATGGCATTTGATGACTACCTATGGGAAGACCCTAGAGGTATCGAGTTTCAGCCAGGCTGGGCAATAGATACTTTTGTAGGGGCGGTCAAAGATGAATCAGAAGTTCTATTATCAAACTCACAAGTATGGCTAAGGAAAAATAATGACAGCAGCCTGGACACGTAAAGAAGGCAAGAACCCTGCTGGTGGACTCAATGCCAAGGGCAGGGCATCTTACAAGGGTGGCACTCTTAAAGCGCCTGTAAAGGCTGGAGACAACCCACGTAGGGCATCCTTCCTAGCACGTATGGGTGGAATGCCAGGACCAGAACGCAAGCCTGACGGCTCGCCAACAAGACTGCTTCTATCGCTTAATGCATGGGGAGCAAGTTCTAAGGCTGATGCCAAGCGTAAGGCTGCAGCAATTTCTAAGAGAAACAAGGGTAAGAAATAATGGCAGGAACAGCGGGTAGTAGTTTAACAGCAGAATTAAATCGTCTTGCTAGTACAACTGGCAAGGCTGCACAAGGTGCTGCCAATGTCTACGCTGGCACATCTGGCTTAGGTCTAAACGCAGCCCTTAATAAAAAGGCTGATGCTAACCGTCAACCCTCTGCATACAAAGGACTCAACGCTATCTGCAATGAACTTGCTGGTACTACTGGTAAATCCGCAAGCGATGCATTAAGGACTATATAGTGACTACATTATTAAATATGATTGATGAAGTGTCAATGAACCTTTCAGGTTACACACTTCAACAGGACCGTGCTACTCACATCACAGCAGATGTTGCTGCAACTGCTTCAACTATTGCTGCTCCAATTACTTTATCGCTTGCATCTACTGACAGCGTGGGCAAGGGCATTGTTGAAATTGACGAAGAACTATTCTGGGTAGATAACTATGACCGAGTTGGTAACACTGCAACTATTGCTCCTTATGGTCGAGCATACATAGGCACTACTCTTGCTGCACATACAGCAGGTACTAAGGTTACTATTGCACCTACCTTTCCACGCTTTACAATTAAACGAGCAATCAACGATACTATCAGCGCGATTGGCTCATCTATCTTTGCAGCCAACACAACTACAATTACATCTAACTCTGCAGTCTCAGCCTTTAGGTTGCCTGCCGTTGGCACTACCCTAAACATTCGTAACATCCTTGCTATTGCATATCAAGCCTTAGGCTCAAGCAAGGAATGGATTCCTATTCGTAGTTATCGCTTCGATGGCAATGCCAACTCAACTGCATTTACTAGCGGTCAGACTGTATCTATCTATGACTACATCCCTTCGGGACGCAGCGTTCAGATTGCATATGCTACTGACCCAGTTGCATTCCCAGACTTAGCAACTACTGCATTAACTAATGCGCAGGTTTTTGAAACAGTATCGGGGCTTCCAGCCTCTTGTAAAGACCTAATCATTCTTGGTGCTACTTATCGCTTGCTATCTAACCTTGACCCAGCACGTGCTTCAATGGTTAGCCCACAGGCAGATGAGACAGATTCCAAGCGTCCATACGGTTCATCTCAATCTCTTACTAAGCAAGTTTACGCTTTGTTTAATCAACGATTAAATGAAGAAGTAAAGAGTCAGCAAGAAAAATATCCTATCCGTGTCCACTACTCCCTTTGATAGGCAGATAAATGACAACTAGAAAATACTCGTCCAGAGCACAGCAAACTACACTAACTAGTCCTATCACCTCTGGTGATGCAACTATGACCGTAGGTTCTGGTGCTAACCTTATGGGTGGTAAGACACCCGCAGTAGGTGAAACCTATACCGTTGTCATTGACCCTGATACGGCTCTTGAAGAAATTGTAGATGTTAGTAACTACTCATCAGGTAATACTCTTACCATTGCTAGAGGCATTGATGGTTCTACTGGTGTAGCCCACTCTGCTGGTGCAGTTATCAGACATATGGTTGTTGGTCGCGACCTAACTGAATCTAATACACACATTGAAGCAACCACTGGACACGGTGCAACAGGTGCTGTAGTTGGTACAACTAACACACAGACTTTGACTAACAAAACTTTAACTGCTCCAACCTTGACGACTCCAGCCTTAGGTACACCTGCATCTGGTGTTCTAACTAATGCAACTGGTCTGCCACTTACAACTGGTGTAACTGGAACTCTTCCAGTAGCAAACGGTGGTACTGGTGTAACAACATCAACTGGTTCAGGTGCTAACGTACTTGGAACTAGCCCAACTATTGCTAGTCCAACTATTACTGGCACAGGAACTATTGCTGGTACTTTTACAGGCAATGTAACTGGTGACGTAACTGGTTCTTCTGGTTCAACTACTGGTAATGCAGCAACTGCAACAGCACTTGCTACTGCTCGTACATTCCAATTAACTGGAGATGTAGAAGCAAGCGGAGTTACCTTTGATGGCACTGGCAATGTAAGCCTAACTACAGTTATTGGTACTGGCGCTATTGTTAATGCTGATGTAAATGCATCTGCTCAAGTTGCTTATAGCAAATTAAACCTAACTAACTCAGTAGTTAATGCAGACATCAATGCATCTGCTGCTATTGACTGGACTAAACTTGGTATATCTTCTACAGTAGATTCAACTGAAATTAGTTATGTTAATGGTGTTACATCTGCAATACAAACTCAGTTAGATGCTAAATTAGCAACTGCTACAGCATCAACTACATACGCTCCGCTGGCAAGCCCAGCGTTGACTGGTGTACCTACCGCTCCAACAGCAGCAGCCAACACTAATACAACTCAGGTAGCAACTACTGCTTATGTACAGACAGAAATTACAGACCTTATTGCTGCAGCACCTGGTGCTCTTGATACTCTTAACGAGTTAGCAACTGCCCTTGGTAATGATGCAGCGTTCTCGACTACTGTTACTAACAGCCTAGCGACTAAGTTACCTCTGGCTGGTGGCACTATGTCTGGTGCTATTGCAATGGGTACTAACAAGATTACAGGTGCAGGCGACCCTACATCGGCTCAAGATGTTGCAACTAAGAACTATGTTGATACAGCATCAATTGCCCCTAGCAACTTAACTGGTCCAATTACTTCCGTAGGTCCAGCAACTAGCGTTGCTGCTCAGACTGGTACTGGTTCAACATTTGTAATGAACACTAGTCCAACGCTAGTCACTCCAGTTCTAGGTGTGGCAACTGCAACATCTATTAACTCAACAGTAATTCCATCATCAAAGACTTTGGTTGCTACAGACTCAACAGATTATGTAGTACCAAGCCAGGGTGGTAACTCTGGTAAGTACCTAACTA